ACTGAGATGGACAAGGACCAGGTACATAGCCTATTGGAAGAGATTTATCCTGAAAGAATCCCATCAAAACGCATCATCAAATATAAAGACCACAAAAAGAAAGAACATACACATACTGAGTATTTCATTAACGCTGAAGAAGCTGAAGCAATACTCAAAAGGGCGAGGGAACTCAACATTCCCTTTAAGATTAACTAGGACTAGGAATGAAAAAATTATCAAAAAAAGAGTACAACAACATCGTAAAATCCAAGATCTTACAAACAGGTTTATATAACGGTAGGTCAGTTGAAGAAGCCGAAATAGACGATGAATTATTTGAACACTTATCAGACATCAAACAAGACTACAAGAAAGGTGTATTAACAGCCTTCAACGCTGATGCAGAAATGGCATACAACTATCTCAAGTACGAGAATGAATATGCAGATGACTTAGACATTGATTATGGTATTGATGACTTGTACGGATCATATTCAGACAACATGAAAGACATTAATACACATTTTGGAAATTACTAATGATCCCTACAATTATCACTTTATATATCGTCACAAGCTTTCTAGTAACTCTACATTTAATTGATGTAAAACTAGATGACAGACATTCTATTTCACTATTACAACTTATTACCCTTCAAGCCATTGGAGCTAAGGGTATTTACTATAAAGACTGATTATCCTTTACCCCTGTTTCCTTAATTGGAGCAGGGGATTTTTTATAACTACGTCTTTGTTTTATTTTTTACTTTGTTAAATTTATTTTCAAAAACTTTCTTGGATTCTCTTAGTTTTTTTAAACCAACTTCAATATTATCAACTTTTTTCTTTCTTTGATTAAAATTGTATTCTTTATCTTCAGTATTATTTGCTTCTGAAAGGTGGTTTTCATTAACACATGCAATGATATTATCAACGATAGTATTGAATTCATAAAAAAGATTTTCTATATCCTTCTGATGGAGATTATTTGCAACTTCAAATATTGTATTTCTTAAGTTGTATATTCTATTATGAACATTTTGAATTTTTAATATTTCTTTAAACTCTTTTTCTGCTTCATACATTCCCATATAATCGTATCTTCGACATTCTGTTATTAAGTAGTGTATTTTACTAACTAGCAATTCTAATATTTGTTTAGCTCTAGTAAACTCTTCCATAGTTTCAATTTCTTTCGTGAATTTGTATTGTTTTTTCCATTCATCGAGTGATGAAATAACAAAGTACAAACCTATAACTGCCACTTCTATTGCAAGAAATTCCGCTAGCGTAGGTGTCTTCATACAATAATGTTTGGCACAAACATCTGACCACATCCATTCTATTGCTAGGGACAAATAATAATAAATGCCTATTGAAAAGATAAAACCTACAGCAGCTATAATCCCTTTTGTTCTTGTCTTCATATAACCCCCAAATTAATGCAACATATCATACCCTATCTTGTTACAAACTAAAGAAAAATTATAGTTGTTGTTATTGTTGTATGAGAATACAATAGCTCTATTGAATAAGCTAAAGAGCATATAGAAATGCCTATTATTACGATTGCAAATCAAAAAGGGGGAGTCGGTAAAACGACCATAGCCACTAACTTAGCTGTAGCTTTAAGTAAAAAAGGGGATACAGTTTTAGTTGATGCTGATGACCAACAATCTGCTGTTAAATGGTCAAAGCGTAGAACTGAAAATCAGATTGATACTGAACACCATAAAGGCGATTTGAAGAAGGTCCTGCTCGATCTACAAAAGAAATATAAGTATGTTGTATTGGACGTTGCAGGGCGTGACAGTGAAGAGTTCCGTAGTGCCTTGCAAGTCGCAGATAAATTGATTGTACCGACTCAACCAAGCCAGGCTGATGTTGAAGTACTGCCTTTCGTGCTGAAGATGTTTAACACCTTCCATAAGGTTAATGAAAAACTTGAGCCGTTTATTGTGGTCAATAAAGCTCCTTCAAACTCAAAATCTACTGAAGTTGCAGATTCAATTGAACTACTTCAAACCCTGCCAAAATTTAAGATCCTGAATACTGTTATCCGTGACCGTAAACAGTTCCGTGATGCTTCAGTACAAGGCTTATCTGTATTGGAAATGGGTAGCTCGAAGGCTAAAGATGAGTTCAATGAGTTCTTGGTGGAGATCCTATAATGAGCAAGCAAAAAGCAAAAATAGGTTTTGGTGACGACCTAGACGAGATCCAGGCGAATCCTGAAGTTGTGTTGGATGATGAGAACTTTAAGTCAGAGTATTCACGTAACTTACTGCACAAGAACATTTATGAAAAAAGTACGATTGAGCCTGCATTAAGGGATCGTTTGAATCTTGGCAAACATTTAACTGTACCTGTTTTCTATGAAGAGGATCGTCTATTCAAGGAAGCTGCAAAGGCTTCAATTGATGAAATGGGTAGACCGTATTCGTTGAATGACTTTATTCGAGTTGCAGTTGTTAAAGCAGCCTATGATGTTTTAGGGAAGGAAGAAGCAGACAATATCCTAGCCGAGCAGTTCAACTTGATTAGGACTGAATCTACCACACCTGATGAACGTGAAAAGGAGCGTGAGAAGCGCAAGCAGCATAAGAAATCTGCAATCCGTTCAGATGCAAATGAGTACCCAAGAAGTCCAACCAAACCACGCAAAAGAAAAAGCCCTGATGAATTAGCTTCAAGAGGGCGTAAATCGAATACTAAGTCTGTCGTTGGTTAAGTGTTGATAGTACTGTGAAATTCCAGTAGCAGTACTATTTATTGGCTTTCCAGGATTGCAGTATATTGCTCATATAACGGTTGACTCACAACTTTAGGGTACAGCTCTTCTAAAAGCTCTTGAGTATCGTCAAAACGATAACCGCTATTTTTACGGACGTTCTTGTTAATTTTGAATTGAAGATCAGTCATATAGCGTCCTAGAGTCCGTTGAGTCAAAGGTGCATCCTTGATATTCAACAGCTTCATGTACTCAAACAATTCTTTGGTCTGAATGCCTACCGTTGCTTTTTTCTGATGGAAATCTAGTACTGCTTTCAAGCCTGTGATGAAGTCTTTTGTACTGTGATCAACTTCAATTTCATCTGTTCCGTCATAAATCTCAGGCTCTTGCTGACCCTCATAATCACGAATTTCGCAATAATAGTCCACTTCAGGGAATTGTACTGCATCCTTCCATTGTGGTTGCTGCATAACGCATTTCATTAAATGCTTCACATATTTCTTGCCTAACAACGTAGCCAAATCGAACAGGTTACGCCATACATCACCAAAACGGCTTGTTAAAACAGCTTGTTGTGGGTACTTCACATATTGGAAGTAGTAATGCAACTGAGCAGCATGTTTAGCCATAACCATGTCAATCTCTTGAGCGGTGTACTCAATATCACGCTCAGGGATCTCGTCTAAGGTCTTAGCCAACGGACGATGTGCAGGTGCAGGCTCAAGGTATAACTGAATACAACGACTCTGAGTTGAATCAAGCAGGTCGTCTAGGATCTGAATCCCTGCCAGGCATGTAAAGCCAAATGATGACTGTACACCGCGAGCATTAATACTACGCGCACCTTTAGCTTCAAACCGTGTATTCACAAGATTGGCTACAGCCTTCTGCATTCGTGCAGGCATGGTGTCAAGTTCGTCCAGGAACAAAGGTACTTCAAGAGCCACTTGCTTTAAGCCAGCAGGTGTAAATTCTGTATAACGAGGACAGGCATCACCAATCAACATATTGGCAATAAACGTCTGTAGGGTACTCTTACCACATCCACGGCTTTCAGCATCAATTACAAGGACAGGCGCATAGCGTAACTGTGAAGCCAAGCGGTATAGGAGAATCCACAAAATGAAGACAGTCCGTTGTGCCTCACTGATAAAGATGCATTGTTTTGATAAGGTATATAGCTCATCGTATAAGGCTCGAATGTCAGCTCGAACTCCAGTAAACGTATCAGCAGCTTCTTCAACTTCTTCAGCTTCAATTGTTACAAGCTCAGCATTTTCAATAATTTCTGTTTTTGGTTGTGAAAGGTTAGTCAATTTCCATTTCCTTAAAGGTTAATTTGTCAATCATGCGACAGAATATATTTCATATTTCAGATAAAAACAATCCGAAATCAGAAAGTTTTGAGCTAAATAAAGAATGTTTTTGGATGATTTGTGCTAAAATATCTACTAATAGTTATGGAGTTTTAAAATGACAAAATCAGTAAATGAATGGATATGTGGCGAAGACACAAGCGAAGAAATGAGGAAGCTGCTTAATTCACTGGATTACAGTACTGCATCCAAAGCCGAAATAGAAAAGCACCAAAGAAAAGTAAGATTGCAGCAGGTGAAGGATCAGCCTTTTATCGTATCAACACCATCATTCTGTTATGCCTATCTCTTATATAAGCTGAGAAAATTGTCAGGTTTAAATCAGGATGAAATGTCATTTAAAATTGGTATGTCAAAATCTACATATGCCAAAATTGAAAATAGATTTGCTACCGTTGATATTGATACCCTACATTTGACCATGCATTCTTTTGGTATTAATCCAATTGAGTTCGCTGATTTATATTGGCATGTTCAAGGATTAGTTCAAACTAATGGTAATTTTTTTATACCTGCTAAAATATCTAATTTTAATACTGATGATGTTATTTATATGGACAATAACGAATTAGTATATGAGCAATGCACACCTATTAACTTATATGATAAGAAAGTATTAAAGCAGTACTTGGAAAAATTAGAATTAAAATTCCATGAAACTATTTTAATAGGCAAGAAAAGAATTATGGAGATGGAAGAGAAAAAAAGGCAACTGGAAGAAGAAGAGTTGCAAAATTAATTTAGATCTATACTATCTATTAGCTTTTAAATATTAATCGTTTTTATCACTATTTAACATAATGGATATTATACGCAATGCAATTTAACTAAGCTTTGTATTTCAACAACTTACAAGATAGCTGAAGTTCAATATTTCAGCTATTTCTTTGTTCCACGAAATTAGAGCTATTTTTAGCCTGTTTTGGTAGTTTTTGCCAATCTCTTATAACTAAAATTGTACTTATATCTGATTCTATATCTTATTTATAAATATATGGGCGTTACCCTTCGGGTCGGGCTAGTTGCCCTTCGGGTCGATACATTCGTATCGAGCAAAGCCAACATCCCTAACGCAAAAGCAAAAGCACTGGACTATGTATAGTAGGACTTTCCCTTCAACTTATGCTGCAACAACCAACATCATTGAACTTTATTTCAATCACTCACAATGTCAATTACGCAAGCTTCATTGACATTGCTCCTTGCTTGAAATTTTTTAAGTTCAATGGTTGTCGCAGCGATAAAGTTTGATGAAGGTAGGATCACATACCTTCTACATATTCCTTGAATAAGGATGTCGCTTCGCTCCGCTAAAAAGCGTTTGTTTAATGGATTGCCACAGCTCCAAGAATGATGAAAGTTAGAAGCAAAAACAAGCTTATCTTTTATAAAATATAGTTGTAATAATAGAGCTATTAATAATTATAAATCATATAAAAAACATTAGTTTATTGTTGATAATAGGTACTAAGTACAGTATAATAACAAGCATAAGGTGAAGAGATATAAAAAGCCTTAGAGGTGCAACGTGTACCGACTGCTAGGACTTGCAGATAACCTAAGTCCAGGACTTAAAAAATGAACGCATTCGACTTTTCTAATAAAGCTTCTGATTCTTCTAAATTATTCCGTCTTGAAGCTTTCAGCTTCACTTATGACTTCGGTCTCAATATTTTCTTTGATGATATCTCAGACCTTCGTGACATCATTGGCGATACAGAAATCGAGTTTTGGCAAGTTGAAGGCTTACGTGAAGACACGTACATGAACGTGGATAATTTTAAAGACCTTGAGACAGCTATAGAGCTAATCATGGAAGGGCATTTTCAAGAAGACCTAGACTTGTTCCAGCAACTAAAAAATGAGGGATACGTTAAAAACTTAGAAGATGCCCAAGAATGGCACGATGAAAACCAATTCTGTGAAGATATGAGCGACTATGACTTTGGTCACTACCTTATGCATGATGTGAGCTGCATTGAGATCCCAGAAGCATTGCAGGGGTATATTTCATATGAAGCTTATGGTCGTGATGCCCTAATAAATGATTTTGTACGTGTCGGCAACTTCATCTATAGCAACCATTAAAGGGAGCTGTAAAGATGAATGCACAAATTTTTAAATCTGAAGCTCTTAGCCGTTTAGCTGTTCGCCTTCCTGCTGCTGTTCCTGTTATGGCAAAGGTTGATATAGATAAAATTGTTCAAGTTGTAAAAGTTGAGTCAGGAGAGGTTTATATAATTTCCAAAGATACGAAAGGGAAATATGAAAAGCCGTACCATGTTTGGATGATGCACAAATCAGGTTTTATTCTGAGATCTGCAAACGGTGTACTTGGTTATCATTCTGTTTTTAGAGCTTTAAATGAAATTGAAAGAACGATTAAGCTAAAAGGACATCGTACCTTAAAAATGATTTAAGTGATAACATGAAGCTCCTGCAATATGGAGCTTTTTTTAATGAGCAAATTTGAAAATATGACGTTTGAAAACTTTTTAATTGAAGCACCAGAAGCAAGTTCTATAAAAGATCTTCGGCTTGATCTTGGCTTAACTGCTGCACAGGCTGCAAAGTTAGCAGGCTTGTCAGATGGTTCATTATGGCGCAAATATGAAGCAGGGGAAAGACAGCCAAACAAACAGACTTGGACAGTTTTTTTAATGGCTTCAGGACAGCATCCAAATTTTAAATTAAATACAAAATAGGTTTTGTGTAGGTACTTAGTCTGAGCCTACACCCCCTAAAAAATTTTGCCCGCTTCTTCGCTCATATCGTGATTAGTCGTATCCCTGTTCTTATCTAAAGTAGTTCTAGGATTTTAGTGCGTCATCTGAAGTCGCAAAGAAGCGGAAACGGCTGCTTTCTGCATGTGATTTAATGTTTTCGGCTGTTATATTTGTTCCATATATTTGAGGGTAGCTAGATGACTAATAAGGATTATGATGCGGCTTTAGAAGCTCTTGCTGAATTGGTTAAAGACGTATCTAAAATAGCTCATGCTGAAGCTGTAGATAAAGCTCTTGTTGAGCCGACTAAAGCTAACATTGAAGAGCGTAATAAATTAAAAGACGTTGTTGATCAAGCTGAAGACCTGTAATGCTTCGTAACCATTATATAAAAAAGAATGGGCTGTTTCTGAAACGAGAGACAGTTATGTATGAGTCTGACTACTGGCAAGTTGAAGAAATTGATGCTGAGTATAAGACTCGATACACATGGTCCAAGAATCAAGAAGAAGCTATCTGTTTTTCTTATAGACAAGATGCTATTCGTTTCTTTAATAAAGTCCAAAAACAGCCATTTTTTAAAGATGCTGAAATTTCTGTTTAAAGATTCAGAAAAGCTCATAAGAAAGAAATGTAACGTATAAAAATTACTCTTTTATCGAATGGCTACGTCATAACTTTACGCATTATCTCTTGGTCAGTCACCACTTACATCTTGTTGCGGTGTATTATCGACAATATTTTTATTGTTGTTGATTTTGTTATGAGAACTCTGACTGCTATTTCTTTATTCTCTGGTTGTGGAGGAATGGACTTAGGTTTCGTACAAGCAGGATTTGATGTTCTATGGGCTAATGATATTAATGGCTTTGCTTGTAAAACCTATGCTCATAATATTGGTGATCATATAGTTCATGGTGATATTACAGAGATTGATTACCAAAGTATTCCAACCGCTGACATCATTATTGGCGGATTCCCTTGCCAAGATTTTTCTATGCTGTGGAAACGTGGGGGAGTAAACACTGACAGAGGTAACTTGTATAAAAACTTTGTTGATTTAGTTGCCTTGAAAAATCCTAAAGTGTTTGTTGCTGAAAATGTTAAAGGAATTTTAACAGCCAATAAAAAACAAGCTATAAAACAAATTATTGAAGATTTTTCTAATACTGGTGAAGTTGGATACAATACAAAAGCTATTTTGGTTAATTTTGCAGATTATGGGGTTGCTCAATTAAGAGAGCGGGTACTAATCGTTGGTGTGAGAAAAGATTTAGATGTGGAATTTGAAGCACCAAAAAAAACTCATTCTCCTGATAGTTATGTACCTTCAAAAGAAGCTCTTGCGGGCGTTGAAAAAGTGCCGTTCAATAATGAGCATCAAAAAATTAAACAAGATACGATTGAAAAACTGAAAATTATTCCCCCTGGCGGAAATTTCACTGATATTCCAAAAGATTCTCCTTATTATGTTAAAGGGATGATTTCTCACGTTTATCGTCGTTTGCACCCTGAAAAACCATCTACAACAATCATTGCAGCAGGCGGTGGCGGGACATGGGGTTATCACTATGAAGAACCTCGTCCATTGACTAATAGAGAACGTGCTCGCTTATTTGGATATCCTGATGATTTTGAGTTTTTGGGAAGTATTACTGAAGTTCGTAGACAAATTGGTAATTCAGTTCCACCTTTAGGTGTGTTTCCTTTTGCTAATAAAATTAAGGATTTATTGATAGAGGTATAATGTTTACAAATCTAGACAAGCATCATGGTGGTAATTTTCGTGATGTATTAGAATACAATTTAGTTACTGCTAAAAAAGTAAGAATTGCATCTGGTTATGTATCTTTACATACAATACAAGCATATCGTACACAATTGGAAGACATAGCTTGTAGGTATGGAAATGTTCAACTAATGTTGGGAATGGCTTTTTATGAAGGTCTTTCAGTTAAGCAATTAGATGCTTGTTTAGATTTACATAATAGCCTGTCACTACACCCTAACTCTGGTGTGTATGTCGCGCATGGACGACGATATCATGGAAAAATATACGATTTTAATGAAGGTGTTGATAATAAAATTTTTGTAGGATCCTCTAACTTCTCCCCTAGTGGTCTAGCAGGTAATATTGAATGTACTGTTGAAGTTATAGATCGAAGTCAAAAAGCTCAAGTTAATAACTTTCTTGATACCCTGTTTGATAAGCATTCTGAAAAAATAAATAATGTTGTAATTAATACAGGCACAAAAAGAGTTGTGAGCCTTAGTATTGATGAAAAGTATCGCAAACTTTTTAGACATTCACGAACTATAAATACAGCTTTGAATAAGGTTGAGATAGATCTCGAACGTATAGCAGAAAAGCCAAGTTCAAATTTAAACGTGTATTTTGGTAAAGGTAGAGAAAATAAACAAACTGGAAAGATCATTCCTCGTCCGTGGTATGAAATAGAGATCATTTCTAGTAACGATATAAATAGTTTACCTGATTATCCAAAAGGTGACTTCTATGCATATACGGATGATGGCTTAATTATTCCTATGAGAACTCAAGGGGACTATTTTAAAAATTTAAGATCAAAAGATAGCCTGCAAATTTTTGGTATGTGGCTGAAGGGAAAACTAGAAAAAGCGGGAGTGTTAAAAAAATATACGCCTGTTACCATTGACACTTTAAGGGAGTATGGTAATAGCAAGCTAACACTTTATAAAATAAGTGAAAATGAGTATTTTATGGATTTTTAGTCTTTGTATAAAACCCATTGTTCACGATGGGTTTTTTTATCATATTTAAAGTTTAATAAGTAGACCTCTTGCATTAGTCAAAATTTAAACAGTCTAAAGCTACATTTAATAAGGTTTTAGCCAATTCAAAAATTTGGTAAAACGATACTTTCGCAAGAGGTCTAGTATTAATTGGTATTTAGTTGCTATATAATTGACTTATAGTTGAATTAAGCTTTGAAAGGTGTAGTTAGTGTCTATCCAAGCTAGATTAAATAAGTCCACAGTTCAGATTTTGAAGCTCGCACATAGAGTTGTATTTGTACGAAAACATGATGAATTGAACAGCCATTTAGTTGTAGCTCTTATCTACCTTGATAAAGACTCCTTTCCAGTGATTGCTCAGACAGGATCTGAATGGGGAAATTTCTGGGATTGTCACGATATAGATAAAGCAATTCGTTCAATCAAAAGACACAATAAAGATTGCCTGATCATTGATAGACGTGACTTTATTTTTACAGAAACAGATGAATTAAAAGAGTTTAGTGGTATCAACTAAACTAGGTATGAGAGATTGGAAAATGCGTAAAGACCTATTATTAGAATTAGCAGATTTTTTAGAAAAATTAGATCCTAGTCGTTTTGATATTCGTACTTGGAGAAGACCTACTAAAAATACAGTTGGCTTCGTCAGTGATGAACAGCTTTTGACAGATAGCAATACCGTTGCTTGTCCTATTGGTTGGGCAGCAACTTTGCCAAGTTGGAAAGAAGCAGGCTTTTATATGGGTAAGTTAGATATTACGAAAGATGATATGAGCCACCCTTTAAGTACGCCATATACAATGGCTATCATTAAGTGGAACGGAAACCCTGATATTGATTCTTATGATGCCATTCAAGAAGGGCTAGATCTACCTAGCGGTATGGCTGAAGTCCTGTTTGAGCAAGATAATTATGCAGATGAAGGCTATACACCATCTTTTGTAGTTGCTGAACGTATTCGTGAGTTTTGTAATGCTTCTGAAGATGAATTGATGGATTTAATTCTGTCTTATGACGAACACTGAAGATGCTAAATTGTTAGGTAGTTAGTAATGACAAAAAATGCTTTGACCAGACTTCAGCTAATGCACCAATTACTTTGGTATGCCAGTTTGAAGATGTGATTAAGTTCTTTCATGCTGAGGCTGTAGATGCTGCTTTGACTAACCCTTCAAAAGAAAATATTGAAAACCGTAACAACTTGAAAGATATGCTAGATCAATCTAAAAAATAATAAAAATTTTTTTAAGTGTTTCAAAAAGTTTTTTGTTCTTGTGTTTCGTACATGACCAATGCTATTGATATTACTTCCTCAATTATTTGTGGTTTTGATCATGGCTGTAAATACTTTCCAAGATTCAGAAAAGAAAATAACTTTGCCTTCAGAAATTCAGTTTGATAACGGTGAAGTACTGCCTATTGAAGAGGTTCAAGTTCAGACAGTCGTGGATGACGATAGAAATATTGTTGCCTTAAATATTCTTGCAGAACTCGATGATGGTGGCACAGTGACTAATCACATTACTTTCCATAGTTTTAATGAAGTTGGTTCAGATGCAGGCTTGTATCTTGAAGATCCTGATAATTACGAACATCCAGTAGATGATTGTTCGTACGATACTATTGTTCCTCTGTCCGATACGACTTTAGATACTATTCAAGTTGATTTTAAATAACAAACAACCCCTAGCAGCAAATAAGTGCTAGGGCTGTAGTACTTAGGGTACAAGCTTAGCTTGCGCCCTTGATAGGGTACTTGGACCATGTTAATTCAAAATGTGGTCCATCTTTAAACTTCTTCCAATCTCCACCCCAATCAATTGAGACGTTGAGTTCTGAAGCTGCTTTTTTCATAGCATCTGCAATCTGATAATAATATTTCCAATCCCAAGAGACTGTATTATTTACCCAGGCTGCTAGATCAACTGCATGACCTGTAAGATGTCTGCTGTTAGATGTTGTTGTTTTCTTTTCTTTTAATAATTGAGCTTGCCTTTCTTTAGATCGAAGTCCTTCTGTGACTGTAAAATCGCATTCAGTTAATTCAATTGCTCTCTTGACCACTTTTATTAGATCAGGATGGACACCTTCTAAATTAGACAAGCTCCTTTTACCGAGCTTGAATGACATTTCTTATTCTTCTTTATTTTCTAGTTTTATAGTTTTGATGTTTTTATTGATTTGATACTTAAAGTATTTACAAACCGCTTCTGTTCCTAATGTACCAAACAATGCAGCAAGTCCTACAACTGCTAGTGTTGGAGCATTCATCCATAACAAAACTGTCCCAGCCATAAGAGACGTAAAGCCATTTAATACAGCTTTAGCTCCTATGACATACCATGAGTCTTGATCTTGAGTTGCTACAGACTTCGCTAGATAAATTGCAAAGCCGATAGCGAACAGAAACAGCGTGAGATATAGATCACCTGTTTTCATTTTAATTTTTAATATTTGGTTCTTCTGGGTTATGTGGTCGGGTTGGGTTCACTGGCATATTGGCTATTGGTACGCCTGTTACTTCCCCTTCTTTTGTCTGACTTAGATAAAGCTTGTCTTTTAGCCAAAATTTCTTCAAAAAGTCTTGTGGTGTTACAACTAAACCATCACGCATTACTTGGTTATAAGCCCAAATATACTGCTTGGCTACGTTGTATTCTTTGCCTAGATACGCATTCCCCATGATTGCTTGCCAAACTTTTGCACCATCTGCTTCAAGTTCGTACTCAGGGTTGATGAGTTTACCTAAGAAGTTATCAGGTACAAATCCAGCCAAGTAATGTACTAAATGTGGTGGGTATTCAAGTTCATCTATAGCTGAAGTAAATCCTCTCAATGCCTTATTAAACTCACCAACGATAAGCCAATCATAGGTTTCAGTTTGGATAAAATCTAAGTTTGGGTATTTATAGTGATCTACAGGATAGTTAATCTTAGCTGCTATACCACTACCTTCTCCTAAAATACTAGGTAAGAAAAACAGAGTTGAGACTTGAGATTCAGGATAAGCATTTTTAACTGCTGTACGAATATCAAGAACGGATTGTCCTAGCTCTTTCTGAAGGAAATTTAAGAATGAATCATAAACTTCACCACTAACATTGCTCATGCGGTTCGGTATTTCAGGTGCAAAGAATCCTGTTTCTGTATTGAATTTTACTCTTGTTGGATAGTCATAAACGCATGGCTTACCATTAGGATTAATCCACCACCACGGTTCACCAACTTGCATATAAGGGACATGCCCTGCATCGTGAAGGATCTTAGCGAACTCAACAAATACACCTTGGAGCCATGACATAGCATCTGCATTACAAGGACTTAAAAGATAGCTAGGCGGTTCATAACCTGTATATCCATAGTTATCTGACCAATCTCTTTGAGTCCAGGTTAGCTCCGCAGCTTCACTGTACATTTCATATGAGACTGAAAATATAGCTTTTAGATGGTTGTTATATGCGTTATTCGCAAATGACTTGTGCCAGGTTGTAGCTTCTCTATTTAGTAAATTATATGTAGGAGCATCTGTTGCTTTGGTTACTACAAATCGCTGTTGTCCTGCATCCCATTTCTGATCGTAATAATGTGACATACCACAATAATGGTTGATTAGACCACGGTAGCCTAAGTCATAGCAGTTCTTAATAATACGTCTTGGGTTTACGTTGTAACTATCATCGTACCCTGTACACATCCCTAAAGTATGCTGAGGTATGTTCATAGATCTACGGTTATATGTACCATTAATCCCTGTTGTTCGTAATTTAGATACTTTTAATTTTGCATGTTGTGGTGAAGCTAAAGGATCAGTTGAAGTCGCAACGAAGCCTTTTGTTAAACAGCCTATAAAGATACGGTCAATATCATTTTTTGGAAAAGGTATATCTTCCATAAAGCCACTAATTACAGTATTCCAATCAATCGTAATATCAGCATGAGTAGCTGTTAATGTTGAAGGCGTTGCTAGGTTAGCAAGTCTTAAATAGTAGGGAGTCTGTCCTGCCGTACTATTGTCATTAACAATAACAGTCATGACTAAGCCAAGCTTCTCATCTAATAGTGATGGAGCATCCCCTTCAATATCTACTGTGAAGCTTAAAGTACAGTTAGTGAAGTTTTTCTTAGTTTCATAGCTCAGATAAGGATGCATATATTTATCTTCACTGAAGAAAATAGCTGCGGCAAAATCATTCTTTTTACGTGATGTATAGTGAGCTTCAAAGCCATCATCTGTGTCACCAACGATACAGAATGACATGCTTCTCACACCATCAATAGTCCAACAATCTGCTGAGAATCTTGGAACTATTGTTTCAATTACTTCAGGATGTTCTGTGAGTCTATCAAGCAAGTTTGCTAATTGATTGGCTGTAGCTGTACGGTTCTTCTCATTTTGACTGATAGCAATAAGTTCATCCCCTTTCAGCTCTGTTGCTTGTGGCAATAAGCGAAAATCATCTATACCATTGTAAATGATATTGTTTATGACGGATTCATAGTTCTTATATAAAAAACTCTGTTCCTGTATGGCGTACCATAGTTTATCAAAGTCACTATTCAGTGTTTCAGGACGCAGAGAGTTGTCATAAGTTTTATAGTTGGTACTTCGCTCTAAAGGTGTATCTCGATATATCGCTATCTTTGCAGTTTTAAATGGTGCTTTAAAAAATACTACTGAATTTGTTGTCGGATCATATTCGTAAATGGATGAGCTAATCAGTTTTTCATCGACTTTTATTGAAATGTTATCTTTGCCATAAACAAAGAATGGAAGGCTAAAAGTCTTTGTAAATCCGTTTGCTTCATATTCTATAAATGGTGCTGTATTTGCTACTGTCATTGTTATTTTTATTCCTAATTAGGTTTTATTTTTTAGAGCTAACAATAGCTCTATTATTAAAAGTCAAGTTTCATCTCTGCATATTGATTTGAAGCTTGCCAATTGTTGTTGCTGTCGTATGTTGGGTAATGGTTATGTGTGCCGATACGAATAGGCTCTGCTGATATAGCTCCTGCCAAACTATCTACATAGTCATCCTTGTTATTCGTTACTGAAGGATCAAATAAACGCATCTCTTTCACTTGAGGACTTTCCTGTCCATTCACTTGTAAAACAGATTGGTGAGCATGTAGGTATCCACTGAGTAAAGGAGCTTCAAGTGTTGCTAGAATACGTTTGTTCTTGTTTTGAGATTCATGTAGCTCACGTACACCACAATGGATATTACGTCTCTTAAATACCGATCTCAGGATTGAAGGTACATGACCACCTATTCCGTTTGTTTCTACAATGATATTAGGTAACTTAAACTCTTCTACGATGTCGGCTAATTGATAAGCCTGTCCACCTACAATCTGTCCTTTGTCATCTGTAACTGCTATTTCACCTGTTAAGGCTACTGATCTATGCCAATATAGTTTTCCGTTCTCATCCTGTAGAACGAGAGCAACTGCTGATACATCTGATTTAGTTTTTCCTGAACTTGGATCTAGTTTTAAAGTTGCAGATACAATCCTCTTGTCTCCTAAGAGCATCTGAATCTGTCCATTGGCTTTATGCCATCTTACTTCTTCTGAATATGGTACGAGTCTGTCAGGATCTAATCTGATTTCACCTACAGGCTTTGCATGTAATTGGTACTGAGAATCCCATTCGTTGACTGTATTACATTGCTTTCTACGATCTTCCATCACTTCAGGAGTAAAACGATCTGACCAAAGCGCATCTGCATATGCATCTATCAAACCATGTTTAGCTGTCAGTTTGATTAGGTAGTCATGTTCTCTCTTCTCAACTTTATAATCGTCATACTCATTCAATAGTTTGGCTTGTGTGCCAATACCACTAAACAGATATTCAGGTTTAAATGTCATTGAGACTTCTAGTTCTCCTGAAGTAAAGCGAGCTTCATGTTGGAACATGCGAAGGATTAAGCAGTTAGCCCCTGCTTCTTGGATCTGTGTATATAAGCTGTCAAAGCTGTGTGGAGTTCCAATAAATAAACGCTGTGAACCAGGTACAAGGATATGGACCTGTTCTGATAATCTGTATCTAAGCTTTTCCCTTGATTCAGGAGTAGCTGTCGTTGTTGGTGTCTCTACGTCATCATTTTGAATGAATGTAGAACGTGCGCCTGTGACGTTGGATAAGATACCTCTAGCATGTAATGAACCATGCTTAACGTCTGAAGAGCCTTGCACCCACCATTTCTGTGTTTCGCCCTTAGCTTTCTGTTTATTCCAAGTTAAGGGATGTTTTTCTAAAACCTGTTGAGTTCCACGACTACATTTATAAGCATCGGGATCTGTAGCTCCTTGATGCAGTATTAATTCATCTGCATTCTTATAAAGTCTGTAAGCGTTATATACGTCTAATATGGTTGACTTAGCATGACCACGAGGAAGCATAAGCAAACCTAAGTTGCCAAAGTCTTCAAGCCACTCACAAACTGTTATATGGAAGTCGGGGATCTGCCAACCATTGACTAGACCCCACAACATATAGAACTCAACAAAGTTAGCTGTATTAGCCTTCTTTGCCATCCTTCTTAGTACCCTTTTTACGTTTAGTCAGCTCTTTACGAACTGATTGAAGGAGCTTTTCAGCTTCAGCTTCTTTTTGTTTTTCTTCTTCTTCTGTTGTTGTGATGTTTTGAATCTTGTTACGGTTTTCAAGTAGCTGTTCGATACGTGCTGCAATAGCTAAAGTTTGGTTGGCAGACTTATATAGCCAAAATGCATCACCTCTACCTACTTTCGTTTCTTTATCGCAACCGTTGGCACGTTCAACTAGATCAACTGTGTCTAATATAGCTATGTCCTGAATACGGACTAGCTCTGATTTATATTCTTCTATTTTACTCATATTATTTTAGTTCTATTAATAGCTCTATTATTCTTTGATGTTGATGTCAGGTAGCTCTATATTTTCGTTGTCTAGATCCCACCAATAGCTTGTATTGTGATTGTTTTCTTGTCTACGTTGCTTGCGTTCTCTGTAGCCTTCATCGAATAGCTCCTGCATCTCTGCAATCACTAAGCGGTCAAATACGAGTCTCGAATACCATAAATTTTGGAAAGGTATATTGTTCTTAACTGTATTTACAGCTTCAGCTCCATAGCTTGATTCTCGTTCTGATAGATAAGCTGTTCCTGCTCCTGATACCATTGTTCCAACTGACATTACATCTTTAAACGCAGCAGGAATAATAAAGTCTTTAATACTACGTTCTGTAGGATCTGAAGTAGCTGAAATCGCATCTGCCAAAAAGGAAGCACTACCTCCTTTCACAATAGCTTTCATATAGAAGTCTAATGTGGTTGGATCATCTAAATCTTTACCTTGTGTTAGGTTTTGGATCTGAGCAACTAAAGCACCCATCACAGTTGTATAAGCAAATAGCTTTGCAAAATATACAAACTTTTCTTGTGGTGTACCTTGAGCCATACCACGACTATATTGGCGAAAAATGACAGACAGCGGAAATTGTTTAAACTGCCAGAAGAAGCGACTTAACTCATTACCTACTGTGCCACGTTCACGACCTAAGCCCATGAATGTAGTTTCTCTTGCCCCGACCTCAAGTACCGCAGCATTGGTTTCAGTGTAGATATAATTCATATACTTGTTGGCAAACTTTTCTTTTAATCGAAAAGCATGGTCAGCAAGTTCTTGAGCTGTATAGCCTGTCTTGTCAAAGTTGTAATGAGCTAAGATTGCATCATCTGAAGCATTGAATATATCTTTATTGGTGACTAGCTTTTCTCCTGTTGGAGCTTCAGTTCTTTGGATCTGTTGAAGTAGCGTCCAATCATCTTGTTTGATACCGCCACCTTCTAGCATCTTCTTATCTTTAGGTCCTAACTGATCCCAAGCTTTAACTGAGTTCAGATTAGATACATGGTGCATAAGACTTGTACCGAAAGCACGTTTAGCTGAAGCTGTAATATGGTTGAGTCCAGACGCTCTAATAACTGCATTCGCTACTTTACGAGTCTTGGTATTAGCTGAAGCTAGTTTGGTTGAAGCAGATGCTAAATCGTCATCACCGAACCTTACAAGGGCATTCGTCATTTCCCTTACACCAAGTCCGATTGAGATAGCGAAGTCTCTTTCTTCTTTATTCTTGAACTGTTTTATATGTTTACCGAAGACTTTTGTATAAGCGATACCATGCATCTCAGAAGCTAGTTTCATTGTAGCCTGATCACTAAATGCAGTAATAAAAGCACTACCCATTTTGGTAGCTGTCGTCCAACTCCTTAACATACCGCCTACTTGAGCTAAGTTACTGTCAATTGGAAGAGCTTGTCCTGCCAATTCGTCATAGTGCTTATTGATTAACTTGGCTTGTTTCTGAATCTTACGATGCTCTTTAACGTACTTTGGATCTTGCATCATCTTATTGAGCAAGTCATGTCCTAGATTTTTGACCAGCTTTTCAGGGTTCGAGCCAAAGGTCTGCATCATGCCTATTTCGGTACTCATTCTACGAATATGGTTACTGAGCAAGTCATGGAAATTGACTTCTCCAAAGTCTTCTTGGTACTTCACCCATGCATCCGCATCTTTAAAATGGACCTCACGATGATGTTTATGAAGAGCTTGCATATTCATCCCAACTGGAAGATCTGTTTCTGATTGAACAGCATGAGCCTGTACAGAAGCCTTGTTATGTCCTTCCGAACTAATTGTCGAGTAAACCGCTTTTAATACTTCTTTAACTTCAGCATCATTCATAAGCTTACCACTAGCTTCATGTCTGTATTTAGATCGGTCTACCAATGGAAAGGTATAATCTACCCATCCATCTTGACCTTTACTGATGACTTTATAGTGACTATGAGATTGAGGAATACCATAATTAGCAAGCTTCTTAATATCACCGCCATAACGGTTATAGTGGAGTCTGAGCTGTTCTAATGTGTCTTGTACTGACTTAGCTAGTCCTGCTATTTCTGCATCACCTGAAGGCTTGCCAAAGATCTCTTTAACTAGAAGTTTTACTTTATCTGCATCTATTAAATAGCCTAAGCCTTTTTGAGTTTTGGAAAATACGTCTGCCAAAGCTCCCATGTATCGAACTTCAATTGCCTGAATATTGTGTTCAACTGATTGGATACCAGATTGATCTGTGAACATTACAAGTTTGCGATTCAGGGCTTCTAATGGGTTGAGCTTTGAATGAGAAGTCAGTTCATGCTCTAAAGCTTCACGGATCTCAAGATCATTGATCAGATTAGTTACTTCTTTAATGTGCTGATCTGTATAGTTCTTAATTGCTCTGTCAGCGATAGCTTCAGCACGTTCTTCGTCTGACATACTCTTCCAGGCTTTGATGTCTTCTTGCGGAAGTTCACGACTAGCTTTAATGAATTGTTGTTCTAACAAGTCTGCTTCTTTATCTGTCAGTTTACGTCCTAATACGCCTTCAACGGCTGTTCTACATTCGTTCTTCATTCAATTCTCTTATTATTATGATGCTTGTTTTAATGCACACTTGGCTAAGGTACTCATTGCTTTAGCCATCATTTGTATATTGTCTTGTTCACGGATTAGCTTGTCTTTCCATTGTTGAGCTGTCAGATCTTCACCTGTTTTTTTAGATGAGATAACTAGATCAGGATTAGCGACTAGCTTGTCTATTGTTTGTTGTCCTTTAGGGATCTGAGAGAGATAGCCGAATGCTCGACCTTCATCAAAAATACGATCTAAGGCTGTTTCTAGTTCTTTATTGCCTTTATGGTCCACAAAATCACTTCTACCTGAACGTCCTACATGAATCTGAGCAGTCTTATTCGCACTGTCCACCGTTCTACGCACATACGAGCCACGATATTGAAGCTCTTGAACTAAGTTGCCATCCTTATCTGTGTAGGATCTTGTCAGTTCTTTTTGGTACTTGTTATCTTCCCATCTCTGACGTTCTTTCCATTCAGTAGCAATTGTTGAGTCAGGCTTAAACTCTTGATTGTTTGGATTGAGTATGTCGTCCTTAACTCTGACACCTTTAGCTGTATGTGGAATTGGAGTCTGTTCAATCGTTTCAAATAGTTCATTTAAGAACTTGTCAAAATCAGGATCTAGTTCAGGATTATGAACAGGTCTAGGTACGTCTATTTCTGCTTCAGGTACTAAGTTGCCATCTTTATCTAATACCATACTAGGTAGATCAAGCTGTTCTGTTGTCAGATCTCCTACTACTTCGTTCCATGCTCCTTTTTGATGGAAAGCATTAAGGTCATAGGCTGATATAAATGTTTCATCTGCATGTGGAAGGTTATCTAAATCTAGTCGATCTATCGTTCCTTCATAGCTTGATTCAGGTTTAATAGGAGCTTGTTCTGTTGCTATGGTTGTGTCTGTATCAGATTCAAAAATATGTCTTGTAGACTGTCCATCTACCATATTTGAGTAGTTATTAGCTCTAGCTTCGTGTGCTTTCCAATCAAAAGCTTTACCGCTAGACAGTTTGTTCTGTCCTCTAGCCCATCCAATAACTGACCCTGCACCACCTAAAGCTGCTCTTGCTTCATCATTGGTAATGTTTTTCTTATCCAAAAAGTTAGCCTTCCATTTAGGATTAGCTTCTATCTCTTTTCTTAAAAACTCGAATTGAGCCTGTAAAGATTCATTGGTCTGTTTAAATGTTCCGTTTGCATTAACTAATCCTTTAGCTCTCATGTGAGCTTCTAAGGCTGTAGCTCTACTACCTTGCCAACTGAAGATACCACCATTCTTTTTGCTATTTGCTTCGTCTGTATGAAAGCCAAACATAGTATTAGGGTTGTATCCATTCTCCCTACCTACTTCTCCAACTAATGCCCTAGCTTGGGCAGAAGTAAAGCCTGCTGCTTGTGCAAGTTGATATGTATCTTTAATTAGCTGATCCATTTTAGAGGAAACAGGAGCTTTAATATCTATTTTAATAGCTTCATTATTAGAGCTATTATTCTTATTAGCAGCTAGTCTAGCACTGATGTTAGCACTTACTTTAGCTGTTAGTTCTTCTAATGTAGGCTGTTTCTTTTGATTGGCTTGAATATGCTTTTTAACGTCATCTAGTGTTTTAAGTTTGCCACCTGTAGCTTCAGATATATTGACCTTCTCTCCTTTCATAACCTGATCAATTGCTTGATTCAAATTAGCTTCATGTTGAGCTAGATCATCTATTGTTTCTGCAATATTAGGCATACTAGATACATCTGCATCTGTCTGAGCCTGTTCAACTGTCGTATTGAAATCTGCTTCAGCTTTATGTACTTCTGCTTCAGGTAGATCTGCATTCCCTTTAGCATTCATATAACGTCCTGCTGCAAAGAAAGTAGAGCCAATAGCCATATTCATAAAAATAGCGTTAGGATCTGTAGCCATATCTTTATACATCTGACCTTGTTTCTCATATCCCTTGCTATCTAAATAAGCTCCTTCTGCATACGTTAAACCTTGTCCTACTGCTGTAGGTGCAACAACTAAAGCTGCATAGTCAGCCACTAATGACTTTTTAAATACATTAGATACAGGTAAAAAGGCTAAAGCAGCGTTTGTAGCTCCATAAATATTAGATGCTGTATCTGCTGTATCTTGATCTACGCCAAGTTGCTGAGTCAGTTTTGTATGTTCTGTTGCTCTTGTACCGAGTCCTACTGTAGTAGCCATGCCATAAGGTCCTAATGGTGCGCCTACTGCCCCTGCTGAAACAACTTCTGTAATGCCTGAAGTAATGTGTCCTGCTGTGCCTTGATTAAGCGGAGTAAAAGCTTCATTCACCTGTTGCATACGTTTATCTGCAACTTCATCACCTTCAACAAATCGACTGATACCGTTAGATACTGAAAGTACACCTTTAGCACCACCTGATAATGCACCTAGTCCGATGTCTGAGAGCGTACCACGCTTAAACTTCTTAGGATCTGTTAGTTTCGTTTCATCAAACGCTAAGTCTTGTTTTGTAAATTCACCGCTTAATAAGCCCATGTGTTTTCCTTGTTATTTCCAAATTCTCATAATGTACGGTTTTGCTGTTTTAGGATTCTTCATCACTTTGCCGTTAGGCTGTAAGAACATGAACCATCCAGTAGCATTAGGTACAGGTTGTACTACGTGTGTCTTTAATATGTCTTCGTCTGGTGGAAGGTAGCCTGTCTCTTTTCGATACTGTGTTCTGAAATGGTTTTGGATATGGTCTTCAAAACTTGTTTGAGTAAAGCCATACGGCATAAAAATATGATTGGTATTCTTGCCTAGCTTCTGTTTATACGTTCCACCTGTTGCTATATCAAAAGCCTGTTTAGCCATTTCCTTATTGATGATTGGATTACCTTTATCATCACGTTTAATGATGTTCTCACCACGTTTAGCGAGTCCTAGATAAATTGAGTAAGCTAAGTTTTGATAAGCTCGATGTTCATTTGTACCAATAGCTGTTGCATTGCCAAATTCAGATTGAATAGCGTTATGAAATTCTTTCTCTGCACCAAGTACGGAAGCTTGTCCTTGATTAAGAATCTGTTTACCTTCTAAAGCAACTTCTGCTGCTCTGATATTTGTATTGTGTAAGGTAACATCTAACTGATTGAGCTTTGCGATACCCATATAGTCATAAGCATTCTTGTCACCGCCAATGAGACTGAAATACTCTTTCTGAGCTTCTTTATTCTTTCCTGCCATCTTGGTTAGATCAGATAACATTGCTCTCTGCTGTTTAGGAGTAGCTTCAAAATAACGATCTTTAAATGCTGTACGTTCTGACTTGTTCCATTGGATCAATGAGCCTACATCACCATTTGCTTTCTTTTGTTCAGCTAGTAATTCTGTTGTTACTTGAGCCTTCTTAAAATCAATTTGACCAGATCCGATCTGTTCAGGAGTTACTGTATAAAGCTTATGTCCTGTTTGAGATTGGACTTGAGCTACAGGATCATCATTAGCACGTTGTTTAGAAGTTGCAGCGATAGACTTGAATACATCTAATTTCTTTTGAAGAGCTGTAGCATCTTCTTGAGGACTATTTTCTAACTCTGCTGTCAGTCTTGCTATGCTTCGTTCCTGTTCAATTGGTGAAGCATCTCTAAACTTCTGAGCGTCTTTATTGAGTCCAATTGCTTCTCTAACTTGAGCTTCGTATTTAGTACCTTTAACTGCTTCTAATGTTTGATTGACCAAACTTTCAGATAATGGATAGCCTGTATAAGCATCTGCTACAAAGTCTTTAGTAAGTTGAGCATGTTCTTTATCAAGTTCTTTATTTCTGATCTCCTGTCCTTTCTGGATACGAGAAATAGCTGATTCAATATTAGATTTATAGGCATCTCTGGTCTCTACTTTCATGTGTGGGAAGACTGTATCCACATTCTTATGAAGTTCTTGTAGAGCTTTAATATCCTGTTGCTCTTCTAAGCTACCTAATACACCTTTACCATCTGACAAGTCTCTACGTTCATTCCATTTCTGAATTGACTCTGTACGCTGTTCAGGAGTTAAAACAGGATTACGGTTGACTGTATCTTGATATAGAGCGAATGCTTGTTCCCTATTCTCAATTTTAAGAGTAGCTTCTCCTACCTGTTCAAAATCTGCATTAATAGTACGTCTCTGTGTCTCATAAGCTAATGGCTTGATGAAGGCTTGAGAATCGTTATACATCTTCTCTGAGTAGTAATTGAACTTTTCCCTATGATGTTCAGGTAGCCTTTGACTATATGCTTCGTTCATTTCATCTGCACGTTGTCTTAAATAGGCTTTAGCTAAGTTTTCGTCTAGCTCCCCTGTAACTAATTTCTGCTTGGTCTCAGTAATGTAATCTTGATACTCAGCTCCATATTTAGAAGCTTCAATATTGAATTGGTATTGTTCTTTTTCTTCTTGGATCTTGAGCTGTTCATTATGCTTTTTTAGTGATACCTGTTGCCCAACTTGTGCTAACTGACCAACTGCTTGAGCTACTTGTCCTGCTCCGTTATCTAATACTCTGCCTTGTTGAGCTTGTGGTGTCACATTCCCAAAATTGCCCATAGGGATTCTAGCCATCTTATGCCCACCCTGAAGAATTTAGTCTGGTTGTATCCATCGTCAACTGATTGGAGTTGATATTAGAAGCTGACTGAGTTGTTGTCTTGCCACCGCCTTTAGGTGCATTACCAAAAGCAGATAGAAGTGTAGAGCCTGTATTTAATACGCCACTCACTGTTGCTTGATGTGCTTGTAGTTTGTAATTAGCTGCATCTGTTCTGAACTGCCCTGCCTGATTCTTTCGATTGAAAAAAGTTGTCCAGGCATCTTTAGTTGCATTCAAATCAATGTCTTCTTCTATGTCTTCCGTAACTGTATTTTCAGCATTCAGATCTAATCCTTGTGCTGCCATCTTAGCCCTTGCTGAACTAGCTTGCTTCTTACCAAGTTCACGAATACGTTCTGCTTCAACACGACCCTGTGCTTCAGCCATCTTTGCATTTTCATTAGCTTGTTGTGCTTGTGCTTTACCCATCTGTCTGGCGTTATAAGCACTATAAGCTGTGCCTGCCACCGCTAAAGCTGTTGCAGCCCAATAAGCGACTGCTGCTGCTCCTGCTACTGCCATACTTACCTCATTATTATTTTTATTATGTGTTTACAGCTTCATCTCTAAGAATGAGCCTGTATGTTGGAAGCCAAACTTTTGATAGAAGCTTATTGTTCTTTCTGTATTAATTTGAGTTGCTGTACCACACTGTACCCATGTTGCCCCTGCTTCTTTAGCCCACTCAATAAAGGCTTTGATAAGTAAATAAGCTACTTTACTACCTCTATTATTAGAGCTAACAAATAAACAGTAATCAAAAGCCATAAGGCTATCTGACTGCCACTCTTCTTGTAGTCCACCTAAAAATCCACCGAGTATTTTGTCATTGTCATCTTTGACTACTAATACACAACCTTGTGATGGGTACAGGATTAAAGCCTGAAGTTGAGTCTTGACCTTGTTTAAATTGATTGGTCTTTGTTGGTATGTTGGTGATTCATTCCAAAACCCTACTGCTAACTCTAACAGCTCAGGAATGTCTAAAATTTTTGCGTGTTCTACTCTATACATTCTTATCTATCGTTTATGTTTAATTCTAATACGGTTGCTGTTATATGAAATGGAAGTGGTTCATCTTGTTCTATCACAAGCTTGAAGTTGTCGTATGTGTTCCATCCATCTAAAGCAATTCTTTGTTGCCCTGTAAATGGCTTTGGCTTATCTAATGTTTCTTCATCAAATTCTTTGAGTTCAACAATTTCACCGTTCACTTTTGGATTGATGGACTTGTACATATATAGGTTGAGATGATCGACTTTGAATAGTGATGGATTGGTTGTTGTCGGAGCTTGGCTTATATCTGGTGACAATAGACTAACTCTAGCTGTGAACTTCCTACCTATATAGATTTGATTTACCTGCTCATCACATTCGATCTGAAGGGTATTTCCTACTCTATTAAGAATTGGTACAGCATAGGTATGCACTGGATCTTTGTAATAAGCTGCTACGTTATCGCCTAATTTACCGATTAAAGTATTAGTTACAGTACATTTATCATCTGACCTGTTTACTGTAGCCTGGATTGCTGTATCAAGTAGAAGCTCTTCCTGTAACTGTTCAATTTGTAATGTGCCATTTCGATTGACTAGGAAATAGACTTTATCTGCACCTGTCGTTGAAGGTAGAGATGTAATACTAATCACATTGCCACCTATATCATGTTTAGCCCAAGCTATAACTGACTGCTCTCTGTCTAAGGTTAGGGTTGCTAACTTTCCATTATTCATAACAAGCCAAATAACAGAATCAGGTTCTTGCTGATACGTCATTTCTTTAAAGCCTGCTCCTTCTTCTCCAAGATGTGAAGCTAATACTGATAGCTCATTCGATACCAAGCCATCTTGAGCATAGTCATAAACAAGGGTTCGGATTCGTTCTGCTCCACGTTGTACGAACAGAAGTTCAGATCCTACTTTGATCGGCTTGATAGTCGGTACAATTCCATAAGCTGTATGTTCCAGGATATTTGCATTTGTTGGACTCAGTGAATCTTGAGCATTGATTGTCAGTTCTGATCCACCACAAAAAACAACAATACCTCTACTCTGACTAAGATGTAGGACGTTTGATAGTTGTTCGGATGATGCTGCTACAGTAAATGAATCGCCATCTAATGTTGTAGTTAAGAAGTTTGATTCGTCTCCTGTGCGACTGAGCCAAATATAGTTCGGATATTTTTTTGACCCTGCTAATACCAATCGTTGTTGGAAGTATGTTATTGCTCTTGGATAGCCAAATGTATTGTTAAAAATAGGTTCTTTAATTGTCCATGATCTAGCAATAGCTTCAATGTTTGCACTTAGCTTAACTAGGACCTCTCCTGATACTTGAGTTGTTGAAATAAAACGGTCTACACGTACTACACCACTATTGATGAAGATATATTTGCCAACTGTTTGAGCATTAAAAGCTACAGCTTCTTCAGGTGTAATGGACTGCCAATATACTGTTTCTGTATAGCTAACTTCGCCTGTATCGGGATCTGTTGTCGTTGCATATACATCTTTAGGTACTTGGTTCATGTGATCTACTAAACATCTGTAGTATTTCATGGTCCAGTTAGGCCCAAACACATAACAAATATCGCCTACCGTATATTGTTTATTAGCTGTGTGAGCTGCATACATTGAAGCCGTTAGAGTTGTAGTCTTGCCTACGTTTATTTCTGAAGATTTAAGCGGTAATGCAGGAGTATATGTATCTTCTAATGGCGGTACTGAATAGGTGAACTTATCGAATGCCCAATTGGTGAAGTCTTCTGAACATCTGATCCAGGATACAGGATGATCTCCATGTACGAGCCAAAGGTTATAGCGACTCTGACAATAGTTGATGTCTTTAATCTGTGATGCTGTGTACTGGGTTGTAAATGTTTTAACTAATGTGCCTTCTGCTGTAAGGATATTAATTGAGTAAGGCTTGAATACGACAAGATAGTTGTTGCCATGACTCACAATGAACGGAATGATTCTGATAGCATCCTGTTCAACTCTGAGCAGTTTTGTGCCACCTCTTTTCTTAATACCACCTTCAATGATAGGTAACATATTCTCAACTGACTTAGCTCCATTTCTGAATTGGTTTAGATCGGTACGCATCCAGATCAGCGGACTGAGTTCTCCACTGGTAAAGTTGTTTTTGATTAAACTGATCTTAGCCATATCGTCTCGTTAATGTGTAGTCGTCTTCTTTAAAAAATTGGATGCTTAATACTTCCTGTGCCTGAACAGCTTTAACTTGTTTAATTAGGTCTTGAGCTTGGATATAGAAGGACTCCCCTGCACCTTGTGAGCCTGTAATTGGTTTAGCTGCTTTAGATGCGAGATATAGGATTAGACATTCTGTAAATAGTGGATCGAACGTCTCTTCGTTTGTATTGTCGAATACATAAATCAGTTCGATAGCTGAATCATTTGTTAGTAGTTTGTCTGTTTCTAATACATAGTCTTCAGTATTAGCTGAAATGATTCTGATTAGGTCGTTTGGAAGTTGGTATTGATACTCATAACCAAAGTCTGGTTTAAGTGTTAATGGAGTTAATTTGATTCGCTTGGTTGCGAAGTTAAATGGGTGGAGTCTAAGTAACGCTTTACGTGATGTGTCATACAGTCCTTTCATACGTCTAGCTATACTTGTTTTATCATCGAAGCTTGTAATGCTATCTGACCCTATAAGGCTTAAAGCTTGATTGCATATATCAATTTTTGTTGTCATGTAGCGTCCTTAGTTATTGTTATTATTAGGTATTGAAAGCCCCCTACCCTGCTACAGATAAGGAGCTTTTATTTTTATTATAACTGTATTAATACAGCTATTAAACTTTGAATTTGAAAGCTACTACTTTCTTCTCATCACTACGAACAGCACCAATCGCCTCTACGTGCCCAATACTATGGAAACGGTTAGCAGTCTCTACTTCTACGATCTTCAATGGAGAAATTGAGTTAGTCGCTACTTCAACTGCTGATTTGGTATAAGCAACTCCTGTAGCTGATAAGCCATCTGCTGAACGAATACCTTCGTAATGAACCCAATTAAAGCCTAAGAAGTTACTGATCTCACCACGCTGTAACATTTGACCAGCCAAATAATCTGCGCTAGTCAAAGTGGTATCGGCAAGCAAAGTATTTAATAAATCGGCATTGTATGTCACATAGATGTCTTCTTCGCATTCGTTTTCCATAAACTTAGTACGGATGTCGATGAGAAGTTGTTTAGTGATTGGAGCTGTTGCATCACCTAAGATCTGAGTAGCAGGAAGAGCTACGTTTGTATAAGTATCTGCACCAACTTCTTTACGAGCAACTGTACCTAACAAAGCGTTATATACAACCTTATCGACCTTCCTATTCCATTTTGAATGTAAGCGTTGTAATAGTTGATCTTGTGGTTGAGCCTTGAGCTTGTAGAGGTCCTGAATTGCCAAACGTGTGAAGTTCGGGAAGTCATTTAGTGTGCCTAAACGAGAAGCAAATGAAGCGTCTGTATATTGTGTCTCACCGAAGCGAGTTAAGGTATTAAACTCATCACCTAAAGTACCCATCTCATTAAGAGTCCAGGAAGTACCTGTGACTGAACCGATATTGGTTACTGTTGATAATAGTTTTGATTCTTTCTGCTCTAATAGAGCTAAATATGTGTCTGCATACTGCTTAACAAACACACTATCAATAGTGTTATATGACATTGTTTTTATTGTCCTTGTTTTTATTATTTAGATTTATTGTTAGAGCTATTATTAGCCCTATTTATATTGTTGTGTTTGTAGAGCTTGTTGTTGTTTCAGTTATCCATATCGGGCTGATAAGAAGTGATACAGTCACATGCTCTACACAAGGACTGTATGGCTTGAAGCTTTATCTGAACGCCACTTCAGGAGCTATTTGTTATCGTCTTAGGCTGTCGTAATACGAATCAATCTGAGCTTTCACAGCTTTATGGTTTGGGTGCTTTGAATCGAAAAAGGCTTCGCTACGCATTAAGGAATTGATGTCTGTACTAACTGATGTGCCGTTATTGATTGGCTTGTCTTCTGCAATCTGTGAACCGAAATAAGCAAGAGCTTTAATTACTGCTACATTATTTCCAATACTAGGATCATTGATCTGATCTTCTGTTAAGCCTGCTGATTTAGCTGCTCGAATAGCTGAAAAGATATTCGATTCATAATTGTTGCCCCATTCAGATTGAAGCGACTGGATAGTTGAGTCTGTATCAAATTGAGAACTATTAGATACTAGATCTACTGCACGTTTGTCATACTCATTCAAAAGGAAGTCGAGTTGTTTGTTTGTGATCCCATGCTTGTGAGCTTCAGCTAGAAATTGTTTATTTGATTCATCTGCTTTGAAGTCTTCAAAGTTAAAGTCTTCACGTTCAATCTTATATTCATCTGCCGATTTAGGAGCTACTTCACCAGTTCCGACTTTCTTCTCAAGGTAGCTGTAGCTTTCATTCATCTTTGCTACTGTAGCTTTATAGTCTACTGCACCATCTTCTGTTACTACTTTGAACTTTTCAGGAATACTTGTATCAATAGAGCTATCATTAGCTGTGCTTAAGACTGTATCTTGTTCATTAATTTGTGGTTGTTCTAAGTTGTCTGTCATTGTTTATTCTCTTTTTTATTCTTATTACTTCGGTTGTTCTGCTTCTTTAATACGAGCCAAGATGAAGTTGATTACATCCTGCTTTCCTAGATTAAAGGCTGTCTGAGTTGCTGAGTCTTTATCAAATGCTAGTGGTACGTGGAATAAAGTAATGAGTTCATCTAGTACCTGTATTCCTTCTTCACTTGTAAAGACTCTGTGATATTTATTACTGTTCAAGCATTGCTCCTAGCTCTTCTGGTGTCATCTGTTTAGCTTGATCTTTTGCTATGTCCATAGCTGTTGATCCTACTTCTGACATTACTGCTTGCTGTTGCTGTTGTTGCTGCATTGCTTGTTGTTGTTCTTGTTTAAGCTGTCTCAGTTCTGCTATTTCATCTTCAGTACGAATTGCTTCTTTAGGCACGTTTAAGCCATCTGCCATGATTTGAACCATTGCATCCAGGTTAAGATTATCCAGTACAGTCTGATCAATCGTTGCCATCTGACCTACATTCATCATCAGCTCTTGAGTTGATGTTACCCATTCAAGTTTTTGTGATGCAGCCATAGGGTTGATGAAGTTAAAAGATATACGTGAAGCTTGCATAAGCTCTTCAGGCGCAGGAGGAAGCATTCCTGACCTCATAGCCAATCCCCATGTACGTTCTAGTAACACTTGTAGATATTCGGACTGCATACGAGAGAAGATTGAGCCGAGCTGATTGCGATATACGTTTACTCTTGCTTGTATTTCCGTGGCAGTCAACGGAGCTGAACCTTGTGGTGTAAGCTGATCTGACATCAAAGTACGTTTAATCTTAGCTTGGAAATGTTGTAAGAAGTCTAAGCCCATACCTACCGTTGCTGATCCTGTATCTAATCGTTTAATAGAGTTATCAATAGAGTTAACAGCTATGATTGCATTAGGTCGAATACGAAGTGTATTAGGGTTTACAACGCCATCATGTGCAGCCATCCACAAACCGCCTAGATTTAATTCTGCTGTTTGTAATGAGAGCTTCATGAGTTGGTTAGTAGTCTTCACATCTGCTAGAACCATACTCGCCATGCCCAAGCCATACGGAGATTCAGGGATCTTTCTAAATCTACTGACGACACAAGGAAATTCTTCAAAACCTGATTCTTTTAGGATATGTTTTGATTGAGCTTCAATCGTATAAGAAGCGAAGGGCATAGCTGTTGCTACACGTTTACCTTCATCACCTTTAACGTATTGTTTGTCTCTAGGGAAGATTGCCTGTACTAATGTGAACTTCTGATCTGGCTTCTTTTCTACTGCTGCTTTGATCTTATCGCTGACGTTATCAATGCCAAACTCAGTAACGATCTGCTCTGCTGAAAGCTCAAATTCCCTGTAGATTGTGTCGATCATGCCATTGGCTTGAGTTGAGCTGATGTAACAGTTACCAATGTTCCAGGTATTAAATATAAAACCACCTTTATCACGGTGCGTATCAATAAATAAAACTGCCCATCCTGCAACAATAAGATCTGTCAGATAGTCTACAACTTCACTATCAAAGTTCGAGCTGTGAATGTTACGGAAGATAAAGTTATCGACCATATCAAGCCACTGTTCGCCTTCTGTGAGTTGGGAAGGAGTATCTACGCCACTTGGTACTGACTTGAACCATAAGCTAACAGGAGATGTTGTACCGCTATATACGCTTGATACTAAGAGTTGAATACCTTCACATGCTGTTGTGTCGTATAACTCATTTCTTGCTGTTTTACGTTCTTGTTCTAGTCCTGATGCTGTTACGTCTTGAAAGCTTTGTTGACGTTCAGGAGCGCAATATTTATAGCAGTCACGCCAGGTTGTTTCATGCTTTACACGCTCAGATTTAAGTTGACTCAGGCGTTTTAGGATTTGTTGTGCCTTCATCTAATCTTTAAGTCCCTGTTTTCGTATTACTCGAATTGTTGCTGCCAGTATTATTGACCTGGTTGTATAGGTTGCTGATTACTGTGTTCTTGCCAAGTAAGCCACCAAGTACAGAGCTTTGTTTGTATTTACGTCTTGATGCTGTATTTTCATTCGCTTCTTTCTGAGCCAGTTCTTTAGCTTTACGTTCAATCTCTTCTGGCGAATCTTGTTTCTGAACCTTCGGTTTAGATCCCATGATTGTTGTTCCTTTAATTATTTTATTGTTCTGTTGTTGGGCGTTTATGCAGGCTTCTTGTCCTTCGGATCAAGCCAAACGATGAAGCTGTTTGTCTTGAGCAAAGCCAAGATCCTGAACGCTTGTCTAGGTGCGTCTTACTGTCTCTTTGTTCTAAAAGATACGTGGCATCCAATGTTGCAAAATGCGTGTGCGTGTACGTGCGTACATAGGTATATAGAAGGGCAATCTAATTCTTTATCTAGCACTTGGATCTATGCAGTCTTTTCTTTAGTTCTTGTTATTGTTGTACTGTAGTCTTTGTATTTATAGGTATTAGATAGTCTCTTTTTTAAAAGGTTAAATGTCTGTTTTAAATACAGATCTTGTTTATTGTTTTTATATTAATGGCTTTATTAATAGCTCTATTAAAGATAGCTCAGGATAGAAAGAGAAAAACTAAACTGAGCTAAAAGGGGATCGAACAGCCTACCTAAATAAGCTGTTTGTTGAAGGGGGAAATAAAGGATATATAAATGACTGACCTAGTTTTGTTCTTATCATTACATCTTACTCAGCCTAAGTCGTTCTGAATAAGTAATGTGAACTATATCAGAAAAATTGATGTTTGTCAATAGCTGAATACTATATATAGTATGCTATCTATGATAATGACACTACATATAGTGTTTTATGGTTCTACCCACCAGTTATCATTATTCAACACTTTCATTTTTGGATAGCACATTACCTTTAATACTTCTCTATCCACACCTTGACCTTCATGTTGTCTACTAGATCTTTGCTCCATCTGATCACTTAGACCTGAAGGGAATTTGTTATTAAGCACTGTCATATCGTATAAAGCGTATCTGTCATCTACCCATTCACAATAGCTCTTTCTATTTTCTGATAAGCGTTCAGGTTCGTTTACATATAAGCCTGAATTGTAATAGTCGAATGACTTTTTAGCTTCTTTGTATGCTTCTTTATACTGCTCTTCTGTCTCATATTGCTTTACGAAAGTTTGGACTTTAGGAGGTTTAGCTTGAGCTGTTGAGATACTAGATATGGCTATAAGAGCGAGTAGGGCAGTTCTTAGTTTCATCTATGCATATCCTTCCATTCCTGATCTAGTATTTTAAGTTGGCTTTCAAATACTTTGTCACAGCTCATACCCATTGCAGCTTTGTTTTTTACAATCTCTTTTTCAAGCATTGATGTAATATGTTGACTGAAATATTGTGGATTCTTTTTTATTAGGTCAATCCATGTTCTTATCTCAATATTTCTATTACATATTAACATTTTTTTCTGAAGCTCAGATGTACTTGGATTTAGCATATCTGTTGAAAATTTACCTGCTAACCAACCATTAATAAGCTTTAAATATTCAGCTTGTTCCTTACTTGTCAAAATAGGAGCTTCATAGTACGTATTATCTTTTATATCTCCATGCTTTTTAGTATCTGAATACGGAAGATAATTTAGATATAGTGGAGAATTGGCATTAGCTTGAACCACAAAAAATATTGTTAATAAGAATAAAACGATTCTATTTTTCATTGGATAAGTTCTTGTAATGCTTCTGATAGTTGAGTATAGCATTCTGTTGTTGAGCCGTTAAATGACATTTTTGGCTTATAGTGAAATTCGTTCATTTCTTTTTTGAATGCTACTTCCATGTCATAGACTTCTTCTGCTGTACCAGGTAGTTCCAGTAGGATCTCCCAGAAATAGGGCATTGAACGGACTGAGCCGTATCTAGTTAAAATATTATTAACTGTGATACCAAGTTTGTAGAAAGTCTCTTCCTTATCCCAACATTTGATTAGGTAAAAGATCGGTTGACCACCATTTAATACTGCTTGATCTAGGAAGGACTGTCGTTTGCAACCCTTAATCTTCATTATTTACAGCCTTTTTAGCACGTGTCTTTTTAGGAACTGATGTAGGTTTAATAGCTCTATCTTTAGAGGTTTTATTTTTAATGGAAGGTTTGTCTGTACCTATTAGTTTTGATTGTTCCTGTACGATCTCTGAAGCTTCTAGGGCGTTATAAATACCTTTCTTGTAGGTGATGATAGAAAACAGTTCAGGAGACTTGAAATACGATTCAAATAGACTGATTGGAATAGTAGGGGAGTTGAAGATAAGTTTTAGTTTGGTTGTATCTGTAAATTCTGGGATTAGATCATGATAAATAGATAGGACTAGCTTGTCAGCTTGGTAGATGTTGAATACTGAATACATTGATTGATCTCTTTTTTATTCTTATAAGATGCTGTTTATTGTTGCTTTCATATAACTTTTATTTATAGAAAGTAGATGTACTTATAACATAATTTAATATGTCTTGTCAACCTCTATAACTTTTAGGAATATGAGTACCTATTCTACATAGGCTATTTTAAAAACTCAGAGTTTATTGACCCATTAAGTAAAAGAACACTTTTTTCTTGAGAATTAATTTTATTTTGGAATGATTGGCTACAAGCTAGATAGTGACGTTGTTCAAATTCAGATATAGCCTGTTTTTTCAGTTCTTGAGTAGGGTATACAGATACCAGATAAGCATCTTGAACAATAAAAAAGATCTGCTTTTCTTCTCTGTCTCTGACTGATTGATCAGTAATCTTAGAAGTGATAGATAGTAACTTATCTGTAGCTTCAGAAGCTTTCATACCTAATTGTCTATAAGTTTGAGCTGTTGCTGCTACTGTTTCTGCTTTTTTACAATGAGCTTGTGCTAGTTCATATACTGATTCTGAATAAGATGTAGTTCCAATACAAATCAAACTAAATAGTAAAGTAATCTTTTTCATACTGACAAAATTCTTGAATTGGAATACGACATATCTTAAATGGTATTAGAAATAAACAAAATCAAAACTAGATAGTAGGGCAGTCAGTTCAAGATGTGAGTACGAAGTACGAAATAGATTGATTATCTGACTGTTAATGAAAGCTACTATACGACTGATAAGGAGTATAGAAGATTGAATGTTACAGATACCAGATCTGACAGAAACGAATACCAATTCTATTTAAAACTATTTTTAATTAATTATTTATTAACTTATTAAATAAGAAATATAGTTAATTCTATTCTTATATCTGATTGGTATTGAAAGAAAACAAGATGGCAGGGCAGTCAGTTCAATGTTGAAGATGGATACGTGCCTGTTAAGGTACGGATACAGATTAAAGATTGCTTACTGACTGTTAAAGGTAAAGTCATGTTTGTGTCCGATAGGATACAAATATGGTTTTAGCTTGTTACTTCTAATTTATTAAATGTGGTTTCAGTGGCTTTGCATAAGAGTAGGAACGGAACGTCAGTTCTGTTTCTGGTCTTATCACTGAATACTATTAGAATGGAATGAGATCTGAAGCTCCTTAGAGCTTTAGATTGAATGGTTATTTATTGCTTAATCCTTTTATTCTTTAAAAACAAGAAACAATAAATTCATATCTGTTGATAACTTCTACTTTTCCATTACCCTACTTGTAATAGTAATGCAGAAATGTCAAAAAAATTAGACAATTTTATTTATAAAACCACTTAAAAACCCAATACTTATATGCTTATTTTAGATTTTATACACTGTCTAATTTTTTTAGAACATCTTTTTAATTTTTAGACTCTTTTAAATTTAAACTTTGAGCTGTTGTTGCGAACAACCAACATCTAAATCGAGTCACTATAGAAACAGAGCAACGTCAGATCAAAGTATCACGCCCATGATGGTATCAGATAATTGAAACTATTTGTTGGCGTGAATAACGCACCTTATTTTTTAATTGTAGCTGTGTATCCGATGTTTGATTAGGGAAATTTTTCTGTCTATTTTTTTCTAAAAAAGCTCTATTTCTCGTATAGAAATGCTAAATTTATTAGATGATCATTTATTTTACTTTATATAAATATCAATAACTTATATATTATTTACAATAATTTAATGTCAAAAAAAATAGTTGACATTGGTATTGAGATTTTATACAATATCCGAAACAGGGGATAAGCACCCTCTAACTGCTTAAACATATATAAATGACATGAAAATATAAGACCTATTTAGGTACACCCAATAATGGAATTACAAGATTTAATCATTGACGATGCCGTAAGTATCGAGCAAAACACTCAAGAAAACACAATTACAATCAAAGCAGGCGACTCTTCTAAACGCCTTTCAGATCTTATTAAAGACTTTCCTGAAAATTGCTATATAAATAAACAAATTACTGGCTGTGGCGGTACAACGCTTGTTTTAAGAAATGACGTTGATTATGTGGTATTAGTACCATACGTTAATTTACTCAAATCTAAAGTTGCTGATAACGATCACCTAGACCATATCAATATCATTAAGCGTGGTGGTGAATGGACTGATAATGATGCTGAGATTTCTGAACAATTAGCAGATCGTTCAAAGCCAAGAAAGATTATCTGCACATTTGATTCACTCCCTGCCTTGATGAAAATTAAAGGTTTTGTTCCAGGTGAGTTCAAGCTACTCGTTGATGAAGCGCACACCCTTGTTAATTTAGGTTCATTCAAAGCCCCTAAATGCGAGTTCATTCTGCATAACTACAGTAAGTTTGCATCGTATGTATTTTTGACAGCTACACCAACTAAACGTGAATATTTCCCTGATCTGATTGGACATTTACCTCTGTGTACAATTGAATGGGATAATGTAAGAGCTGTTAAATTTAACCTACAAAGATTAGATAAAGGTGTAAGTATCAACAATGCCTTATTTAATTTATGTTTGAGCTTCTTACTTGGTCGTGAAGAAGGCAACGCACATATTTTTTATAACAGTGTCAAAGAAATCACTCAAGTTATGGAGTGGTTAAGCAAGATTGTTGGTACTGATGGAAAGCCTGTTTTTAATCGTGATGAGATCCGATTGATTTGTTCTAAGTCTGCTCGTAATGAAAAGAAATTAGATACTAAATTAGGTGCATGGGGATTAGTTGACGATGTTGTAGAAAAGCCAGTAGGTAAGCTGAACTTCTATACCTCTACAATGTTTGAAGGTGCTGATATTTATGATGAGCATGGTAAAACCTACATCATCATTAATGGTTTACGTGATTATACCAAGATTGATTTTGCAGTCCTTGTACCTCAAATTTGTGGTCGTTTAAGAGACAGCCAATATAACGAATCTATCAATATTTTATTGAGCAATGTTCCTGAAGTTGCAAGTTGCACTAAGGAAGAATGGCAATCAAATGTTCTGACTAAGATTAAAGGCTCAAATGATTTACTTGAAGCTTTGAATAGTCCTACCAATAAAGATAAGCCTGCTGTTGTAAAAGCACTTTTAGACAGTATCGGTAAAGACCCATACATTTTCTTAAACGATGAAACCAAACAATTCTATGTATCTGATGTTGCTTTAAAATCAGAACTTCAATCTTTTGAAGCTATGGAAGCAACGTATGTAGTACGTGATGTTGAAGGCGTTGATCATAACGCTTCAGGTTATTCAGCTTCATTCCGTGAGCTATTAACTGATGAATCAAAACAGGTTCAATTTACTAGCCCAATCTCAGGTATGTCTAAGCTCTTGAGTGGTTATCAAAGTTTTAGTGAAACGATGGAAGAGTACGTTTCTGCTAAAGAGAAGCAAGATGATCAAATCGTTGCCTTGATTGATGCTCGAAATAAGAAATTTGCTAAATACTATGATGCTCTTGGACCTGAAAAGATCAAAGCATTGCGCTATAGAAATAAAGATATTGATGAACTGTATGAAGCCCAATTTGCTGCTACAGACAATAAACGCACTATCCAGACTAGATTAGCTCTACGTTTAAGTGATTTTATTTCTAACGCTGAAGCAAAAGAGAGATTAAGAACAATCTATGAAGCTTTAGAAATTAATAGAACTCCAAAAGCAAAAGATTTATTTGATTGGTATGATTTAAAACCAACAAAATTTAAAGGTGAAAATGGATTATTGGTTATTAAGATCAAATAATTTTATTTTATCCAATGTTTACTTGCTATTTTTATGATTCACTATCATATTTTATCAGGTGTTGCAATACTATTTTTATTTTGATATACTTCTCAACATAAAGAAAACAATAAGAACATTAGTGGGGCATAGTCAACCCATATTTAAAAACCTCTCTGACTATAAACAAAACACAACTCAAAATATTAAGTCTGCATCCAAATAGGATTATAAGCGGACTCAAAATTATTTTATTCAAAGGATATAAATTATGACTTCATTATCATTACAAACTCAAAATTCTACTCCATTTAATACAGCTATTATTACAGCTAATACTGTACCAACTATGACAAGCTTGGAAATTGTAGAGTTTATTAATAACCACAGACAAGCTAACGGAAATAATACTGTTTTAGCTCACTCAGATTTCATGCGTAAAGTACCTGAAGTTTTAGGAGAAGAGGGTAGCAGAAATTTTTCTGACACCTATACTCACCCACAAAACAAACAGACTTATCCATGTTATGTCTTCCAAAAACGTGAAGCTTGTTTAATGGCAATGTCGTACAGCTATGACTTACAAGCAGAAATCTATGATCGTATGACAGCAATGGAACAGATGGTACTTCAACCAAAACTACCAAGTAATTTCAAAGAAGCTTTACAGTTCTTAATTGAAGCAGAAGAGCAGAAAGAGCAACTAGCTTTACAAGTAGCTCAACAACAACAAGTAATTGAAGTGATTCAGCCTAAAGCAGATGTGTATGACATCATTGCTAATCGTGACAACACATACACCATAAGAGATACAGCTAAACTTCTTAAAATGCGTCCTAAAGATCTTACTGATTGGCTATTAGCTAACGGATGGATATATGGAAAAACTTCAGCAACTTACAAACCATTTGCTGCACATGACCGTAACCATTTAAAACTTGTTGCTTCAAATTATGGAACTCAAGTACGAGTGACAGGTAAAGGCTTAGTTTGGTTAGCACGTAAACTGAAAGTAGAGCTTGAATCAAGTGATTTTGAATAAGTTTAAGGGAGCATGGGAGGAACTAGATCAGTTCCTTTCAACCTACGATTTATCAATGCTTACTGAGATGGACAAGGACCAGGTACATAGCCTATTGGAAGAGATTTATCCTGAAAGAATCCCATCAAAACGCATCATCAAATATAAAGACCACAAAAAGAAAGAACATACACATACTGAGTATTTCATTAACGCTGAAGAAGCTGAAGCAATACTCAAAAGGGCGAGGGAACTCAACATTCCCTTTAAGATTAACTAGGACTAGGAATGAAAAAATTATCAAAAAAAGAGTACAACAACATCGTAAAATCCAAGATCTTACAAACAGGTTTATATAACGGTAGGTCAGTTGAAGAAGCCGAAATAGACGATGAATTATTTGAACACTTATCAGACATCAAACAAGACTACAAGAAAGGTGTATTAACAGCCTTCAACGCTGATGCAGAAATGGCATACAACTATCTCAAGTACGAGAATGAATATGCAGATGACTTAGACATTGATTATGGTATTGATGACTTGTACGGATCATATTCAGACAACATGAAAGACATT